AATATTTGCCTGACTGGCTGTCAAAATTCCATATTTTATACCCGGTTTCACGGCCTGAAGCATCACGGACTATACCGTCGTCAATTCCGGTCTGAATATAAGTGCTTGTAAATTCCGCACCCCTGATCTGATTAGGGTCAATAAATTCTATCTGCAAGGGGTTAAATAAATCTTTTTCACGGTTGTAATATAGCCTGACAAACACATCTCCGTCACGCTGTTTAAATAGTTGATAAAGTCGCTGATTCTGATAATATGTATTTGTACGGCTTCTGTCTGATTTTTTAGAGTTTGCCCACATGTGAAAACGTAAAGCAACATTTTCAGACCATTCCTCAGCGGCTTCAGGGGTAATCCCTAAAATCTCAGGGATGGGGGTTGGTTTTAACCTCATGCCGGTATCAACGATATTATCAACGGCAGATGTCACAAGCGCACGGCATTCAGGGGAGTCATACATCATATCGCGTGCGGATTGTCTTAAAGCCTGATGATTGTGGAGAACGACTAACCTTGAAGAGGACATGCCTGATTCGTATTTTGAGCCGTTGCCGTATGAGTTACCGCCGGCTGGGTAGTAATTGGCAGATATTCCGGAACCGGCTTGCCTTGTCTGCGCCGAGGAGGTCTTTTCTTTGCTGAACAATTTCTTGATTTTATCTAACAATATGGATTTTTCCTCCTCACTTGTGTAACAATAAGACCTATATTATACAATTCCCTGGTGAGCCAATCTTCTGTAGCTTCTAATCTTTCAATCTGGTCTTGAATTTCTGATAATTTGCGTCTTGTGGTTCGTTGCGAACCGTCACCTGAATCGAATTGGTAGGATTGGACGCTTGTGTTGGATTGTTCTGTAAGTTGGTCATACAATGAGGCAAGAGCAGTCTGAACTTTCAACAACTGCTCTTTTAAATGAGATTTCCTTGTCTCAATATACCCCATGATAGGGACATTAAAATATATGTAAGAAAAAGTCAACTATTTATTACCAATTATTTATATGTCAAACATTTTTTTTAAATTTTTTCTGTGTTTTTTCAACCATATCCTGCAAAACCCATGTCTTAGTATAATATGCCTCTGCCGCTGCTCTTGACATTTTCCTTTCATTTATTGCCCAATTCTGCCATTCTTTCACAACTGAGGCTAAATAAACATCTGCAGCGCAAAGGGCATACACACGACAGTCAAGTGATTCATTCCGGCGACCCTTGTTGTCATATCCGTTTTCGGTCAATTCTTCCGCTGTAAGCATTTCAAAATAATTCTCTCCATAATCTGCAGGGAAGTCGCAAAATCCTGGACTTTGGATTTCACCTTCAACACGTTTGACTTTAAGATTTGCGTAAATTTGTGTTTTATAATACGCCGTTGAAATTTCGTATAGTGTTATATCTCCATCCATGCGAGCAGCTCTGTAACGAATGAATGAGCTTTCTGTAATTTCATCTGGTTTCTCTTTTTTGCGGCGAGTCAAAGCCTTAAATCCTTTAGAAGGGAAGGCGTTTGTCCACCTTTGTGAATACATATAAACTATATCCATATATTCACCATCGCCAGCGTCAATAAACATTAAACTGACAGGAAACTGAAATCCGTCTGCCCGAGTATATTTATTATCACGCTCGACCATGTAATTAAATAAATCTTCCCATGCACCTTGAAACGGGTTATCTATTGAGCCTTCAAAAACTCGGTATTCAATTGACCATGTACGGTGCCCTATTCCGATGCCAAGAACTTCCATTTCCAAACGTGGCGGGTTATTCGGGTCTGTTTTGCTTCCGCGCTGAACATCCACGCCCGCTGTAATATACAAAACTCCGTCGGGAACGTCACAAGACCGGCGTGAAGCGTGGCGGTTATTTTCGATTACAAATTCTACTTTAGGGCGAGTTCCTTTTCGTTTGAATGGGCGGCCCATTTTTAGCTGCTCGAAATCCTGTCTTTTTAATTCTGACTTTTGAGCCTCTTCCCATGCAACAACCATGTCATACCATGAAAGTTGAAAACTGTATAATCCATTTATATTAAAACTTACGATATGTTCATACTCCGGCACGGCTGTCGGTCGCCATTCGCCACCAAGTAACATTTTTGGCTTTGCAGATTCTTTTATTCCACGCCCGCAGGATTGGCAGATTAGCTCTATTGACTTTTTATAGATATGCCCGTCTTTTTTTTCCCACGTTAAACCATAACCTTTTTCAGCCTTGAAATCCATAAGCTGCATTGTGCCGCAGTAAGGGCAGGGGACATAATATAATTCCTGATCACCCTGTTTATACAAGACGTAAATGACTGAATTTTCTTCATCGGTGGGAGTTGAAAACCAGAATATTTTTGCCTGAATATCCCATGCCTGCGTACGGGCGCGGAGCTGATTTATTACTGTTCCCTGTTCGCCTAATTTAACTTTCCAGCGGTCAACTTCATCGCCTAATACAATACGCTTCGTAGCACTTGCCATTTGGGAAGGTGATAAAGCTGATGCAATGTCTATAACTCCACCCGGAAATGTTTTGCTGTAAGAGGTGTTACCTGTTTTTCTCGACTGTTTTGATTCAACTTCAGATTTAAAAATAATTCCGGCATTTGCAGCGCGTGGGGTTATTTCACGCTCAAGCCATTTCATCGCCATTGTCTCATCTGAGGTAGCATATAGAATTTCAGAGGGTACGGCTTCAATGTGATACATGGCTACTGTGTTTGCTGTAAATGTTTTTCCACTTTGGGCTGGAAACATCATTGCTATTTCAGTGTATGGCGACTCGGGAGACAAGCACCACATAGGACGTTTTAAATATGGTGCACGGTCATGGCTGAATTGTAAGCCCCGATATACACCCGTTGCAATTATTGTCTTGCTTGCGTATTCTACAATGTCAGGGTTGTGTGTTCGTGTCGGTAATTTGCTAAACATGTTTATAAGTTCGCGCCGCGTCGGTTCAATATTTATGGCACGGCGTTTTGTTTCTTCCGGCCATTTGATATTTGAAGGCTTGCTGTAATTTCCTATAAGGTGCAGAATTACCAGCGTATCAATTATCGGCTGAGTATTTACATTTTCAAGATGTTGTTTTAAATCTGAAATATTTAATCCTGAATATTTTTTATAAGTTGGTAAATATCTTGATAAATTATTTTCTTCACGTTTTAAAATTGAGTCTGCATCTTTATTTGTAATAGCCCGCAAAATTTGAGCCGCATACGCCGCCGATTTTGCGTCTGATGTTTTTATGAATTGCTGGAGTTCGGAAATTGTTTTAGTTAGCATTTAATCATCTCGAATGAATATAAATATCTTGCTCCAGAATTTGTATTCTTTAGTTTTTTTGCACCGCTTTTTGATTGATGCGGTGCTCTATGACCTGACTGTGTGCATATCCATTTTTTATCTTTATATAAATTTTTTATGATAGAGTAATTTGATGTCGATATTGAAAATCTTTTATTTTGCAATAAATAAATTTTACCAATTTCATTTAAAAAATGAATACCCGCTCCTACTCCCTGAAAATCAGGAACGCATACAAGTCTTGTGACTCTATAAATATGCGGTTCATTTGTTTTATATTTTTTCGGGAAGTGCATCACTGCACAAAACAAACAAGGCTTGTTGTTTATAACACCAATATATTGTTCTGCTGAATTAGCCAAAGATTCGTTTAAATAATGATATCTTTTAAATATATTCCAAAATTCTCTTGATTTATAAATTTTGATTTTAATTTCTGGGCGTTGTTGAAGATACCTCTTTTTTTCAAAAATCATTTTGTTTGTATCAAAAATCCAATCAGGTTGAAGCCACTCGATAATATCGTAATGACAACTTATGGCAACAAATTTTTTATTTTTTTCTACAACATATTTTTTTACAACATGACTTGTTATTTTTGCAATGTCTCTGTCAACGACTGATGTAAACTCATCAAAAACAAAAAAATCTTTTTTAAATAAATTTAGAGCCAGTAATGCTCTCATTTTTTCGCCATTCGAAAGCGTATCGAATGTTTGTAACCATAGCGGCGGAGAGTTTAATCCCATTTTTGAAAGAGTTTCCATTATTTCTTTTGTGTCTGAATTTTCTGGAAAATTATTAATTACTGATTTTTCGTTATCATATAAATCAATATCATTTTCAAATAATTGATTAGATATTGTTGTTTTCCCTGTTCCGGAGTTTCCAACTATTAAACCAATATTCCAGTCAAAATCTAAATCTATATTTCCTTCAAATATTTTTTCTAAATGATTTTCTTTTATTGAAAACGAATCAATTATAACTTTGTCTCTGAAAGATTTTTTAAATTCACTTTTTTTTAATATCTTAAAATTCTGCATTTATATCCTCTTTCTTCAAGTTCTTTATATATTTTTTTTTGTTCTTTTTCTGTTTTTACTTCTATTGCAACTTCTATCACATCCATTTTTAATTCTTCATTATTTATGTTTTCTTTAATTTCTTTTTTAATAAATATCTCTCCATCACTCAATCTCACCAAATCCTTTAAATCATCATCAAGATCATTAATCCACTCCGATAGTTCTTCAATCTCAAACTCTCCGAACTGTGAAGTTATTCCTAATAATTTTTGACGTGCATCTTTTTCATCTTCAGCTTCAATATAACAGACCGGTATCATGGGGATAATATACCCATCTTCTCTAAGGGATTGCAACGCTTTTAATCTCTGATGTCCATCAAGTATTCTGCACCAATCATTTTCACGCCATACAAACAAAGGGACATTTATACCGTCTCTTATAATTCGCTTTTTTAATTTATCAAGATTTTGTTTTGTAATTTTTTTTAAATTGCCTTGAAAATTTTCAAGTGAATCAAACGGCAATAAGTCCGCACCTTTGCATGTAATTTTAATTTCCTGTTTTTGGCTCATACTTTTCAAGCTCCCTGATAATATTTTTTTTGGTTAAATGTATAACCTCTAAAACCTGATTTGTAAATTTGGTTATATGCACGGGTTTAACTTCACCCTCTTCAATTATTGACTTTCCGACTTCTTTTAATTGTACTGCCGCGATTCTTTCAATGTTTGAATTTAAATTCTC